TCATCGTAACCTCAGCGACTGTCCGCTATAGATCGGCATCAGGCTTTCAACCTTTTGCGTAATATCGCTGCCGAGCAGCCGCCAGGTAATCTGGACTTTTAGCCGACTGTAGTCGTCAGGCGCTGGCGCCAGTGCGATGGCGGTGATATCTGCCCGTGGTTCGTAACGCAGCACGCTCTCTTCAATGCGGCTGCGAATACGGGCCATCAGGTCATCGGTGATGTTTTCAAACATGAAGTCGTTCATGCCGCTGCCGTAATCTTCGCGCATAACGCGTTCGCCTGGCTCGGTCAGGAACAGTACCATCAGACTCTGGCGCACCGCCTCCTCGCCTTCAGCCATGATTACGCCGTGGGTCGCTGAGAAATCGGGTGGAAAGGCCCAACTGCGACCATACGTTTCAATCAAAATGTCATCAGCCATTTTGCCTCCGGGCGTGATTAATTATTTGGTCAGATTAATGCTGGCGCCTTTAATTTCGACGCTGCTTGCGCCCGATGCTGAAAGTGCGCTGCTGGCCTGTTGAGTAATATTTACCGCTTTTATCGTCAGGTTATGCTGGCCGGAGAGGGTGATATCTTTCTCATTTTGCAGCATAAAGCTGTTCTCGCCTGCCGAAAGCGCAACGGTGTTTTCCGCGCTATCAATAACCAGCTGCTCCACTTTTCCGTCGACGTTAACCACCAGGGCTTTGCGTTGGTTCTGGTCGTCAGGCGGGAAGGGAGAATGATTTTTCGGATTGTGCATGGCACCTAAAATAACCGGATAGCGCGGATCGCTTTCAAAGAAGCCGACGATGACTTCGTCTCCCGCTTCGGGATAGAAGCAAAAGCCGCTTTGCCTGCTGGCGTAGGGTTTACCCAGACGGGCAAACAGTACGCCGCCTGTGAGGCTCAGTGCAGGTACGTTCAGCGGTATACGCTCAAGGCTTGCCGGATCCTGCTGGAAGTCCGCCACGATCCCGATGTGCAGTTCCTGGACAGGCGGCACCGTGGTGTGGCTGTCCACCGGCATGCCGACGATCAACCAGGTTCGCCAGCCTTGCTCAATATCGTGCGCATGTCGGATACCGGTGATGGTTGCCGTGCCATCCAGTCCGGCATTAAAATCGCTGAGGGTAAGCGTTTCGCCGGGTTGAAAATCCGTATTGCCGCTCATTTCAATCGTGCCGCGCACGCTGGCAATTTGCCGCTGATTGAACCAGGCCAGCGCCAGCGTCGACGTGGACATCTCGGATCCGTTGCTGAATGCTATTTTTAACTGGCGTTTATCCGGCGTGGCAACGGCATCCGCCTTCAGGTCTTTACCGCCCCAGGCGCTACTGCTGGCACGTTGTTCCGGTGAGAGCTGCTGTTCATTAATATCCCATCCCTGCACGCTGAGCGTATCGAGTGAAAAGCGGTTATCAAATTCGAGACTGATATCGTTAATGTCCCAGGTCAGAGGGGGACCGCGTCGGGTAAGCACGCGGGCGGACGGAGGCGCAGCGCCCATCGTGGTAATTTTCGCACGTCCACTGGCAGCATCGGGAAGCAGCCAGCAGTTATTGGCGACCATTCGACAGCGCAAAAAATGCCAACTGGTGCTGCGAAACTGCACCAGCTGATCCTGCTGCGCATGGAGCGTTTCGGGGCCATCCAGGGTAAGTTCAATCCCGGCTTCGCTACACAAGCGCCGTAATATTGCGGCATCGTCAATATTTTGAAAAACCTGGCTGCGGCTGACCGACAGCAGGTTTTGCAAAACGTGGCGTGCCTCAAGGTTGATAAACACATTTTTTCCGCTCAGATTGATCTTCTGGCGGATCACGCTGCCGCTAAATAACAGGTGTTCGTCCACGGTAATAGCCAGTGCATGGCCTGGTCGACAGCGGGTCAGCTCCAGCTGTGTGTCGCTGTCGATACCGCTGCCGGTATCGTTTAATGTAGATAGCGTCAGCCTGGCAGAAGGAATTTCATTAATCTGCTGGCTTACAGACAGGCTGGTGACGGCGAGGGATTGGCAGATTTTGCCGTCCAGCGTCAGGGAAACGAGGTCGCTCATGTTGCTTCCCCGCTGACGCTGGTGGTAATTTGCTGACCGGCGCTAAAATCATCCAGATTATCCATATCGTTCTGCCACGCCAGATTCAGGTAGTCCATGCCGCTGGCAAGCGTGGCACCAGTATTCACCGCGATCAACGAAAGTGTCGCTAAGTCAGGCACGCTGACAATCGAACTGGACGGCGCCTGGATTTGGCGCTCTGCGTCCTGTACCACAAAGCTGCTGTCCGCGACCAGAGAAAGGCGCGCGGTGGCGCGCAGCGGTGTGGCATCGCGATCGAACAGCGAATAGTTAATTGATAAACCGCTGGCACGTCCGGCAAAATAACCACGGTTCTCCCAGCGCATTTTTCCCCAGTTGATTTTCAGGAAATAGGGCGCATCGGTTGCCGCGTCGACCGCACACAGGGCTTTCAGCGCGGCGAGCTGGCTTTCAATCGGCGTGGTGTTGCCGGGCATCATGGCGTCATACAGCAGGTTTAGCGTCAGGCCCGCCGGTTCAGCGATGACATAGCGCTTACTTTGGGTGGTTTTATTAATGGCGTCGGTGGTGTCAAAGCGCGACTGATAGTCAATTTGCAACGAGTCCGGATTATACATGGCGCTCAGACTGCCAGCGGAGATTGTGCCTTCCCGGTCTTTCCAGGCGCTGAGGGTAAGTTTTGATAAACCTCGTTCAATCAGGCTCATAGCGGCTCCCGGTATTCACGCAGGGCATCGAGCACTTCCTGCTTAATTTTTTCAATCAGGCGTCTTTCATTTTGTTGCTGCTGATGCTGTTGGCGACCCGAGAGAGGCTGCGAGGTCGTTTCACCGGTTACGCTGGCCTCAATAATTAACTCTTTAATTTCAATCGTCATGCTTTCACTCCCAGTAACCGCATATCCTGATAGCGCAGCTCCAGCGTGTTGATCATCACGCCGGATCCGTTGGCGTCCATGTCACCGGTTTGCCAGCGCACGGGCAACGCATTGCTGAGCGTCCAGGTGGTCACCGGCAGGTTTCGCTCGCCCAATAGCATGATGACCACGTCGGCCCAGGCAGGCTGCTCACCGCGCAGCACGCGATCGAACTGAAACGTTAATGGCGTTACCGCCATTACGCCGCGCTCTAGCACAATCGAGCCGTGCTGGATTTTTTCCGCCAGCCAGATATTGCGGGCATTTTCGCCGCCTTCACTGTGCTGAGTAACCTGAAGTTCGCGGCTCAGGCCGGATACGCGCTGGAAAGCGATATCCATCGGGCTGGGAATATGGGCAAACAAAAAGTTAACCATGAAGCGATAAGATGTGGCGGGGACGAATAGGTCTGACATAGTTATTCCCCTGCGGTTGAGGCGTTTAACGCGCCGTTTTGCGTATCAAACACCAGGCGGATATCGATAAATTCGGCAGGGGCCAGCAGCGCCAGACTGACGCTCATCACCATTTTTCCAGCGATGATATCCTCCTGAGTCATACTTTCACCCAAACCGACGCTGAGGCTGAAGGCATCGCTCTCCCGCGAGCCATAAAACGCGCCAGCCAGCCACTGCTGACGCAGCCAGTTCCACGCCTGACCTTTAAGCTTCATCCAGGTCAACGCGTTGTTAGGCTCGAAAAGATAGACGCGGGCCAGTTCGCCAAGCTGTTTTTCCACCCGGTTGACCAGCAGACGCGTTTGGATATAGCGCCAGGGCGAGCCGCTGTCATTGAGTAAGGTGCGGCAACCCCACAGGCGAACGCCTTTACCCGGAAAGCTGCGAATGAGATTGAGCGGGATACCGTCGTCGTTTAACAGCATCTGGCCGTCAACAGGCGTCAGGGTCGGACGCACTACCTTTGCCAGCGCTATGTTTGCCGGGGCGCACCAGATACCATTTTGCCGATCGTTGCACTGAATCGCAGCGGCAACGGCGGCGACCGGGCTCAGCACCATGAAAGAGCCGTCATCCGCAACATCATCGTGATATTGCGTCTGTAGCGCTGGCCACCAGGCGGCCGCATCTTGCAGGTTGCTGGCAGAAAACGAGGTGCAAAGCTGATGAAGAAGAGTGGGATCGTCGGGCGTATCCAGCAGGGCAAAGAGATTGCCACACCGCTGGCAAAGCAGCAGCAAAGCCTGCCAGCTTTGTTGCCAGAACAGTAAATCATCAACGAAAGTGCCGGGTTTATCGTCATCGTCATTGCCGTCACCCGGCTTAACGTTGAGGCTACGAATTTCAGGTATTGCCAGTAGCGAAACCGTCGGTTCAGCAGTAATTATTTCAGCTAGCTGCGGATTCTGAAGTGCAGAGTTCAGGGCAGCGACGGGATCAACTTCATCAATCATCCCCAGGGAAAGAACAAAACAGTTAAAACCGCCATTATCGAAAAAATGACGCAGAGAATGATAGAGGATGCCGCTGTCACCCAAAGCCTCGGCGGCTTCAGTCAGTGAGGTGACTTGCCGTAGCGGTGGTGTGAGTTCGGTGGGGGTGAAACCCATAAAAAGCGGTGTGGCGACGGTGTTTTCATTAATAAGAGGCGTTAAAATGCTGTCGCTTAGCGCGACGCCGGGCAAGACCATAGCCATAGTGATACTCCCGCCCATGGGCCGGTTAACCGGCCCATGGCTGTATTATGACGACATGTTTTGTGTAAATTGCAGAATGATAAACTCGGCTGGACGCACCGCCGCCATTCCCACCACCACAATCATTTTTCCCTGATTAATATCAGCGTCGGTCATGGTGATGTCTTTGCCAATTTGCACAAACCAGGCGTCAGCCGGTTTGTTGCCCGCCAGCGCACCTTTCTGCCACAGACTATAAAGATAATTATCGACGGCGGTATAAACACGCTGCCAGGTTGGCTGATTGTTCGTTTCAAAAACCATCGGGCGGAGTGCTTTTTTAATGTCACGCTCGGCCGCATCGAACAACCGGCGAACAGGGATGTAGCGCCAGTTATCGTCATTTTCGAGCGTGCGCGCGCCCCAAACGACGTAGCCGCGATCGCTGAAATAACGAATAACGTTGATGCCGGCTTCATTCATCGCACCCTGCGCATCATCGGTTACCTGAACGCTCAGATCGGAAATGCCGTTCAGTACCACGTTGGCGGGTGCCTTCCATACGCCACGCGTGTTGTCGTTGGCGCACCAGACGCCCGCCACCGCCACGCTTGCTGGCGCCGTCAGCGTATTAGCAGAATCGCTATTCAGTCGGCTGGTAATTTGTGCGGCAAGTACAGGGTTGCGGCTTTTTACTTCAGCGAGGGTCAGATCAGTTTCTTCGGTATCGGCATCGGCGTAGCCGCTCACCAGCACCTCGCTTCCTGTTAACAATGTTGTTGACACCACCAGCGAGGGATAATAGGCGGCAACGTGTGAAGACTGACTGATGCCCGATACCGTTTTGCCATCATTGCTGTCGGCAAGCAGAAATACGCCTGCGGTGCTGCCTTCACTCACCAATGATGACAGACTACCGTAAACTTTTTCCCTGACGTCCACGTCCGCATCTGCGCAAACCAGCAGGGTGGCAGCAGGTGTTTCCGCAACCAGACCGGTCAGTGTTGTCAAATCCGTTGAATCGGTTGTTGCACAGATATAGCAGGCACCTCCGCCGTTTTGGAAATAGAGCTGAAGGTTGCGCCATGCGGAAAGGCTGGTACTGACCGTGTTGATTGCATAGCTGTACTCCCCCTCTGTGAGCGCACGCGCCGTCTTAGTTTTCGCTTTGGTTTTTGCTTTACGTGGGACGACGTCCGACGTTGACGCGTTATCATCAGAACTAAGATCGGTGGTGACATCTTCCTGAGCGGGTGGAGTGGGAGCCGTGGAAGTAATCGTAATGTTAGCCGAGATCTGAGCAAGGAATTTGGTCGTAAAATCAAGCCAACTGCTGACCCGAATAATTTTATCGGTATTTCCACTATCCACCGGCGTAAAGCTACCGATAAATAGCGGGACGGCGGTGGCGGTGGCGCTAACAGAAATTGCTGGTGTGGCATCTTCTTCAACATAGATGCCGGGCGCGGTGGTCACTGTAGTCATGCTATATACCTCAGAGTAGATTAATTGACTGGCTGAATTGCAGGATGATGAATTCGGCCGGACGCGATGCCGCCAGACCAACCTTGACGATCATTTTTCCCTGGCTGATATCCTCATCGGTCATGGTGATGTCTTTACCAATTTGCACAAACCAGGCGTCCTCCGGCCTGTTTCCCATTAATGCGCCCTGTTGCCATAGTCCGTGGAGATAGGAGTCAACAACGGCCCGAACCCGTTGCCAGGTGGGTTGTGAATTAGGTTCAAACATTACGATGCGCAGAGCGCGACTGATATCGGTTTCAACCCGGCTGAACAGGCGTCGAACCGCGATGTAGCGCCAGTTGTCAGAGCTATCCAGCGTGCGGGCACCCCAGGCGACAGTATTACCTGCGATAAAAGTGCGGAAAACATTTATGCCTTTAATCGCGTTCGCCGCTCCCTGAAAATCATCAGACACGTTATAAAGCGGCGTGACGTTATTAAGGATTACATTTGCGGGTGACTTCCAGACGCCACGCAGGCGATCGGTTTGTGAAATAGCGACCGCAGCCGCTACGCTGGGCGGGAGAGAAACCGTACCCCAACTGGTCTTCAGCCAGGGATACCATATGGCGGCGTAGGGAGAATCAGGGAAATCAGCCAACGCAGTGGGGAGATCGTCGCTATTAATAGCCTCTTCCGGGCCATCGAGTAACACAAAGCGTTGTCCAGCCGTACCTGCGGCGGCCGAAAGATTATTGATAAGATTGTTCGTTCGGCCACAGGCCACAACTAACGTAATATCATCGTATTTATCCAGATAATTCGCATAGCTGGCATAATCGATCAGATAACAGCGGCCCCCCCCCTGACTGAACCAGTAACGCAGGACGTTATAAAAAATTTCATTGGTATGTCCTTCAGCGTTGATGGCTTTGTATTCTGCCCAGGAATCAAAACGATTAAAGGGTTGAGTGATATTTCCTGCGCCGCTACGGGTAAAAAGGAATGCTGGTACGGCGGTGGGGCTGGCGGTAACTGAAAAATTCAGGCTGGTTGATTCTTCAGTGTAAATACCAGGATAGGCAGTGACAGTAGCCATAAATACTCCTGCAATAAAATAATATTGAGAAACGTAGGTTTCAGGCCATCTGGTTATTAATCTGATGAGTCAACGATAAAACAATAAACTCTGCGGGTCTGACTGGCGCGATGCCGACGTTCACACTCATTCTCACCTGATTAATATCCTCAGTAGTCATGGTTAGATCCTTGCCAATTTCGACAAAATAACTCGTCTTCGGCGTGCTACCAGCTAAGGCTCCGCATCGCCACAGAGCGTCGAGGTAATTGTCGACGGCAGCTTTTACCCTTATCCAGACTAAAGAACTGTTCGGCATAAATAACAGGCTGCGTAGAGCACGTTTTACATCACGAGCAATGCTGTTAAACAGGCGGCGTACAGCGATATATCGCCAGTCACCGTAATCATCCAATGTTCGTGCGCCCCATACTCTTGTTCCTTCGTCGGAAAATTCGCGAATAATATTCAGCGCTTTGCCACTATTAAACTGTTCTTGCAGATCATCAGTAATACCAAAGGCAGGTATCGCGCCATTCAGTATGACGTTGGCTGGCGCTTTCCGGACGCCACGAATACGATCGGTTTGCGCAATGGCGACGGCCGCCGCTACGCTGGGTGGAATCAATCCATCAATACCGTTTACATTTATCCAGGGATGAAAGGCTGCTGCCTGAGTCACGGCGGGATAATCCTTCATCACCTCAGCGGGGTTGGTGCTGATCTTATTCTTTGGGGCATTCAACAGTGTAAAAACGGGAGTGCTGCGTTGGCTCATCTCCTCAACCCAGGGGAAAATATCGCTTTCGATCCCTGCCGTCACCACCAGGGTAATATCATCGTATTTGCCAATTTCCTCAGCAACCTCATCTTTATGAATCAGATAGCAAGGACCGCCGCCCTGCATAAACGCGTATTTCAGACTGTTAAAATAATTTCCTTTCGCGTTGGGATCCATTGCCTGCGTAAACTCCCGCAGTGAATTGACGCGGCAGGATGCATTCAGGGGGACAGCTTCTCCGGACGTCCTGCGAAACGTAAAAGCAGTAACCGCTGTAGGTGACTGATCAACCGAAATATTGAGTGCGCTGTCTTCAGTAAGATAAATATCCGGCCAGGCTGTTTCAATCGTCATAATGGTGCACTCCTCTGGCTGCTACGCAGCCTGAATTGTTACCCGGTCAGCCATCAGACTGAGTTCCTGCACCGCAATTTCATTGCTGGAAGCATCAAAAGAAGGGGAGCTGAGAGAAGTTGGGAATGCATTAGCCACCGTCCAACTGAGCAATACTTCCGTGCCGGCATCGTTGGTCAGACTAATAATAATATCTTTTTTCTCTACCTGATTAAGTTGAATAGAATTAATCCAGTCATATAGCGCATTTTTACCCGGAAAAACACCTTTACTCAGTGTGATATTAATCGCCTGACGCTGTCCCGGCATTTTGTACCAGTTGCCTGTGCCATCACGGTACTCTACCGTATCGTAAGTAATATCAAGCCCGGATGCGCTGGTAAATGGCACTTGTTCATCACCAAGCGTAACTACAAAACGGTAGGTAGGAATAGGATACTGCACTGCAATTTCTTCAGGAGTCATAGCCATGATTATGTTCTCTCAGGTTGTTTACGGGATAGTACATCAACTGGTTGAGGGCCCTATTAAGTAATGCAAGAGTGCTTTCTTCCTGCATTAACGTAATAGCTATTTTTCTAAGAGTAAAAACGCGGTGTATTTATCAAATAACGAGCGAAATGTAATGAAGTATTTTTTCAAAACCACTGCAAAGGACAGGGATAGTCGGGGGTAATTGATTTAATAATAAGGTTGCTGTGTGTAGGGCTGAGAAACTTTTTGCACTATTGGAAATGTAGATGACAGGTGTGGACAACGTCAAGAAGGATGTTATGAATATCAATTCAATTTCTGATGCTTATACAATGAAAAAAGGAAGTCGGCATGTGAAGGAAACTGTGAGATTCTTTAAGGGTAGTGTAACGTTAATTCAGTTTTATTTAAATTGTGTGTTTAGCTGCTTTAGCTACATTGGAGAAGATGATGAATCTTGAAAATGCCTTAAAAATGCTATCGCCTCAAAGTATTAATCTGATTAATAATGCCAAAGATACATCACCGGATAAATTCACTACTGCGGATGTGATAATGGCGTTAAGCCTGACGTCGACAAGGAGCCGCCTTGGACTCAATGCACTCCTCGCTAAAATGCAAGGTAATGCATCTGATGCGGAACGAGCCATCAACGAACTGATGAAATTTATCAGACAATATGCGCCGGAAACGGTTCAAAAGGCTTCAGGGTGCCATATAGATAGATGTATGGCAGTGTTAGCGGAATATGCTTTTTATGAGTATTGCCGTACCCCTGCGACGCGCATTATCTGTCATGATTGTTCTGGCAAGGGTATGGTAAACCCACCTGATACAGAACAGACTGAAAAACCGGGGGCAAAATCTTTTCCGCAGCTATGTCAGAGTTGTCACGGCAAAGGTGAAATTCACGCCCGTTGTCGATGTGGTGGCAGAGGTGAAATTCAGGATCGTAAAAAAACCCGGGAGCGTGGTGTAATTTTTTATAAAAAATGTGAGCGTTGTGCAGGGAAAGGTTATGCATCACTCCCCTCCACGGTTATTTATCAGGCGGTACTCACTATATTACCTGATTTAAATCAGAGAACCTGGAGTCGTAACTGGAAGCCGTTTTATCAGTCCCTGATTACGCATTGTTATATTGAAGAAGAAAAGGCAAAAAAAATTTTTCATGACGTGACATCGCAATAACATCGCGCGACTAATGCGTTGAAACGGCTGCTATGTCACCAACCCAGCCACCTTCAATTTCCCATCACCTCGTCCCAGGCTTTTTCGCAGGTTGTACCGTTGACGCGTGCCTGGTCAGCATAGCCTGCCAGCTGTCGATTACGCTCGACAGATTCTGCGAGCAGCTTGGTAAGCAAAATGGTGGAACGGGTTTCTGCCGCGCGTGTTCCGGAAGTGTCGGCATCCTTGCGGCCGCTGTCTGTGAGGGTCTGTTGACGTAATTTCTCAATGGTGCGCTGCAATTTGTCAGCAGAAGAGTGAGCAGCAGTGGCTTCAGCATGAGCAGTTTCAAGTTGTTTTTGTGCATGATGGTTTACCTGGTCGATAAGTATTTGACGATCGTGCTCCTCTTCCCGCTTAGCGATCTCATCTTTACTTCGATTTTGCGCATCCTCTATGTCCCTTTTTTGCCATTTTTCAGCCCAACGTGATTCAGATACAGCAAAACCTGTACGATAAACAGCAGAGAGAATGAGTAAGAAAATGCTGACCACAGAAAAAAACTTCCAGTAGTGAAGTAAAATTTTCACTATGTTTATCATGCTAATATCTCCAGCGCCTTAGAATAACGGCATATCCGTTCATCGATGCCATTAAGACCGCCGTTAATAATTTGTGTTATCCTGGTTATATCACCAGAATAATCAAGGCACCCATGCGAAGTAAAATACCAGGCAGCAGAGCGCGCGGCAGCTTCATCTTGTTCGAGTAAATCCGGATGATGGACAAGGTCAATATCTAACGCGTCACCACAATGATGATAATTATCTTTAAAAGTGATTTGAATCAATCCACGCCCCCGATAATTCCAGCCATCCATCAGTTCATTATTACCGTAGCGGTCAGCGTAAACCGTATTTGCAATTGCCTGCTGACGTTTAAAGGGTAGCGCGGGTTCATCTGAATGCCTCCCCAACCTATTTGCCTGTTTTTGTGTGATTCTTCCGCTACGTACAAATTCACTCAATCCGGCAACGCTGTAGTTAAAACTCTCAATCAGACGGGTAAAACCAGATGATTCATGGCCAACCTGAGCAAGAAACATCGCTTGATCCTGTGGCGTAGAAATAAAAAATTCCTGCATTGCTCTATCCAACGGGCGGTACCAGCGATTGCTGAGGGAATGATTGAGACGTGCAGCTTCAGCGAAATTCAATAGATTCATTTTTTATTCCTCGTATCTTTGTCACTGAGCAGGCCTGTTCTTCGGGTAATTAACGATATGGCGATATCACGAAGATGATCGGCACCAACAAAACCTAACAATGCACCCACAAAAGCACCTGAATTACCGGGCAATCCTAAGTATTCAAGAAGGGAAGACGTTGCAAGGGCAGAAATTCCACATATCATGGCGCCAGTAGCAACTTTTAACGTTGTTTGCTTTAAACGAATATCGATAAGCGCAGATATACAGAAAGCACATACGCCTGCATAAACTGACGGAAGATATGCAGCAACCCATCTTGTTGATTGTTCTATCACACCGTGCGCAATATCCATCGGCTCCTCGAAATATGTATTGATTTTTAAAAGTGATGCGTAATTATTCACATGGAGATTAACGATGTCATAGGTCAATGCCTGAGATGGATAAGTATTATAGCGTCACTGCCTGGAAGGTATTCATTACTTGTCTTATTATAGTGGTATCCATTCATTTTTTATAAATAGAGAGGTATTGTTTTTTGGCTTTTAAGAAACAAAAACAATTAAAAAATGTCATGTATAGATTCTCTTTGTTGTATAAGGCTTTTGTATAATTTAATTGTACAGGTTTTTTATCTATTAAAGATTTAAGTTGGTAAATCATTATAAGTATGATAGTCAAAGTCAGATATTTCTTAGTGTGGAGTTGATTGCGCTTTTTTTTTGAATTATTTGACTTTTTTTCTTTTTTTTCAATGGGAAAGGCTATGTTTGCGCTTTTTTTGATCTACTATTCCCAGTCCCTTAGTAAAGCGTCATCAAAAAATCTTTTTTAGAAATCATAAATTATATGTATTAATTATGGATGCAATCCATAATTCTCCTTAATGTTGGAATTCGCCAGACATCGTTACGGAATGCATTACGGAAACGGGAATTTAAATAGTCCTGTTGATTGGTTTTAATGAGAAATGTCAGGCGGTGAATGACGGTGAATATAGTAATATGACTACGAGATGTTAATCTGAATTATAGCCTAAATTTTTATCACTTATGCGAATGTTATAGCTTAAAGAGCATTTCTTACCACAAAGGGGCATGCAT